CAGAAATTATACTAAAAGTCAAATGGAGCCAAATATTAGAATCGAACTAATAATGGAAGTTTACGAAACTTCTGTTTTACCATTAAACTAATTTGGCATGGCAGGAGTTGAAGGACTTGAACCCTCACCAACGGTGTTGGAGACCGGTATGCTACCATTACACCAAACTCCTAAATCTAGACACAATCTAATTTCAACTATACTGCGCTAAAAGTAGAAAAAGTTGCTGTATGTGTCTAGTTATGGTGGGCCAGGATGGGGTTGCACCACCCGAGTTCGAAAACAGTAGATTTACAGTCTACCCCGCTACTACTTACGGTATACTGACCCATAAATGGTAGGGAGGGACAGGATTTGCACCTACGAAGCTTATTGGCTATAGCTAGCATACCGGTATAAGCACCAGACTCACCGGCTGGTTCCTTTGACTACTTGGATACCTCCCCATAATTGGCGTACCATAGAAGATTTGAACTCCTGTTTCCTGATCCGTAGTCAGGTGTCCTATCCGCTGAACGAATGGTACACGCGTCCTATTTTTGTTAGCTTTACTTGTGGAAATAGGAAACACACAAGGCACTGTACAGTTCATGACGCTGCTTTGGGTTTGGTGCCGTGCTTTCGTACCGCCTGGTGGACCGCCGGAGAATCGAACTCCGATTTTATGCGTGCAAAGCATAAGTTCTACCATTAGACTAGCAGCCCAAATAATGGCACCGGTGATAGGACTCTAACCTACGACTTACTGCTTAGAAGGCAGTTGTTCTATACAACTGAACTACACCGGTAAGTAATACCAAATACTAAAAGCTTGATTAAGTATCAACTTTTTTTCTAGGCACTCGTTTTGCTTAATAGCGACGGCCTTTAGTATTTGGCGGTTCAATTTTCTATATATCATCAAATACTTATCATATAAGAAAATTGCTGTTTGTGCCTAACCGCAATGCGGAATTGGTGGCTAGGGGTGGAGTCGAGCCACCCTCCACGGATTTTCAGTCCGTCGCTCTCACCCTTTAAGCTACCTAGCCATATGGTGCGAAGTGACGGACTTGAACCGCCGACCCTCACGGTGTAAACGTGATGCTCTCCCAGCTGAGCTAACCTCGCATAAATCTGGTGTCCATTAAGTAATGTCGGTAACGCACCACCAGAAGCACGGCTACATTCTCTATCAGTAAGTACTCACGTCATGTATTACTCTCTTGCGTTATTATGCTTTATTTCATCCTCAATCGGCACATCGTTTCGCCGATTGAGGCGTAATACTACCGCCACCCTTCCGCACCTTGTAGCCACAGCCATATCGGGTGGATTCCGTTCTTTCTATAAATATTATATCAGAATTTATATAAGAAGTCAAATAGTATCCCACCCGAGATTTGAACTCGGAGAAACTAGAACCTTAATCTAGCGTGTATGCCAATTCCACCAGTGGGACATGGCGCCCGCGAGAGGATTTGAACCCCTGCGCCAGTTTCCTGACCTCTCGGTTTTCAAGACCGATCTCTTCAGCCAAACTTGAGTACGCGGGCACAGCCCGTTTTCACGGGCATTTATTAGGAAAAGATATTGAAAATATCATTGAATATAGTAGGAATATCGTTAACATTCTTGCTACTATAATGATAAGGGCCATACTTCTTGCAGAAAGCCTCTAGTTCCTTCTTATAGGTAGACTGGGCCTCATTCATAGCCTTACGTGCGGCTTCAACCTTATCCGCGGCAGCCTTGCGTTCAGCGGCCTGACGCTTCTTTTCATACTCTTCCTTTTCCTGCTTAGCCTGGAAAGCACGTTCTGCGGCTAGGCAATCATTTGCGTTCTCATAGAACTTCTGTTCATACTCGTTCCAATACTTCATATAAGTTCCTCTCCTTATATATTTTTATTACATCAGGTAGGAGTTCCTTTCCTCCTCCTGATGTAATAATTATAGCATAGTTTTTATTAAGAGTCAAATATTAGATTTCTTTCCATCCAGCTGGATAGGTAGCCGGTGACCAAATATTATTAGCAATTACGCACTCATAAATTTTGCCTTCAAACATAACTTTATCACCGATTTGATATGCGTTTGTACTGTCAGGCTGCTCCCATTCTGGAATTACTTCTGGGTCAGGAATTAGAACTTTAGCCCAAAGACTTGGAGCATTTATTGGAGTCCAAGTTGGCTGGGCGATATGATTTAATAAGCACTTATAAAGTGTGCCTTGAAAACGCACTCTATCGCCTTCTTGATAACGAGTGCTTTCATCCCATTGAGGGAATAATTGAACTGCTTCTAAAGCATCTGAATCTTCTAAACTTGCCGCTGCCTTTTCAATAAAAGGGCGGAGTTTTACTGCTAAATCTACTAAATTTCCCAATTACTCCACCCCCAATAGTATTTTCGCCGCACGAAGTTCTTCTTGAAGAGCCGCGATATCTTGCTGATTTTGAGAAAGAATAGTGAGATATTCATCTTTGTCATATTCAGTAAGAGTGTATTCATAGCAATGAATTACCATATCTTCTACTTCGCGTTCAACTTCTTGTATGTTTGAAGCGATAAATACTTTTGTTGCTGTAATATCAATTTTGGGTGGTTCTACTGCGGAATAGGTAGTTTCATATATTTTCATTTAGACCACCTCTTATAGAGAATTATACCATGTGTTATAGTTATGATTATCAATCATAGTGCTTGTGGTAGGAATAAACATTACACGAGCGGTGTCGTGTTGATAATGGAAAGTGTCTTTCACTATATTAACAGCGGTATAGAAAATGCCCGCATTTGTTTCAGAAATACCATTACCGCCGGAAATATATCCATATTCAGTTGTAGTGTTGTCAGAAGCAAAGAAATAATCTCCTACTGGTAAAGAACTATTCGCGTTTGTAGCTTCGATTGGTAAATATACCCAATTATGATTTGAATCATAGCCAAATCCACTAATCCAATCGCTATTATTTGGAAGTTTAAAATCAATAGTCTCATTGTTATAAGTTACAGTATTATTAATTACAGATACACCGCCAACAAAACGCCACATATTTCCATATGGATTTTCTAAACCACGGTATGAAATAGCACATTTACCGGCTTCTGTATATGTAGTAGCTATACCATTACGAATGCTGGTTGTGGATAATGCTTGACCAGATTTATTACCTAAGGCTATAGTTGAGCCAGTATTACAAGAATAATTAATTCCTGTTGTACTAGTTAATTTTGTAATGCCTTGATTAAAAGCTGCCTGAAGATTCGCAGTACCATATTCTACCATCATTAACATTTGATTTAAAGATTCAAATAATAAATCAGTGATATGCCAACCTGTGCCGTTATTTTCTGCCATACGAGTTGCAGCCGCAATAGTAAATTCTTGACTCTGACCGCTAATTGGTTTTGCATTGACTACTGACACCAAGCAATCATTTTGTAAATTAATGTTTTGTGTATCATTTAATTCAAAGGTATTTTCGCTTGTACGATAAACACCACTCTCAAAAGCAGGAAGTAATACATAACGTAAAGCATTACCATTACCATCACGGAAAATTGGGTGTAAAGTGAAACCTGCATATTTTTTATCTGCTAAATAAAGATGCTCTTTATTAATTTTAAAACCATTGGCAGTTTTAGTAGTAGAAAGTGGAACACGTAGATAATAAAAAGCTGGTTGATATACCATTACTCTCTGGTTAGCTACGGTTTCAATTGTATCATCATCAGTTAAGAAACGAGTAATATTGCCTTGTGCGTCTACAATGCAACGCTTGCGGCCGCCAAACATAGTGAATTTATCAAAATCGTTTCCTGCTGTTAAGCCTTTCGCACCTTGTAGGCGTGTGAAAGTCTTATTAGCATAATCGGCTTCTAAGCCAACAATTTCTGGATTGTTATATGTTCCAGATATAATTTGTGTTATTACTACATCAGCTTCTGTGATAGAGCTGGGAATAATATTTCCATTTTCATCAATAGCCACGATAGCACCCTCATCCTCCGCAGTAATGCCTGAAATACTGCTGGAGCCTCCGCCAGAAGGTTTTATGTTATTAATTTTGTTTTCTAATTCAGTTTTTTGGGCATTCAAAGCACTGGTAATGGCTTTTTGGGTCATTCCACCATCTTCATTCGTGCCCGTAGTAATATAGTTTTTCATTGTCTCATAAAGACGAGCAATACCTTTCTTGCGAGTGCGAACTTTTTTGACTTTCGCAGTAGAGGTATTGTCATCAATTACTTCAACATCAGTAACGGCTTCAGCGGCAGTTTCTTTAGCTTCGGCCGCATCGCTTGCGACTGTAGCAATTTTTTCATCTACTATATCGCTAACT